ACCTATCAGTTTAAATTTTATGAAGTGTTCCCTACCAGTATCTCGTCATTCCCAATGTCAACTACTGATAGCCCTGACACCGCCATTACTGCCGATGCCACCTTCAGATATTCCTATTTTGATGTTGCCAAAGTAAACTGAATTTGATATACTCCTAACAGGAGGTTTGCTATGAACAAACTTGATGAACTGCTACAAATGTGGGCGAAAGATTCTGTTATTGATAGAACTGAGCCTGGTAAAGAACTAATCAATATACCCCAACTACACAGCAAGTATTTGAACATACTTTCTCGGCACCGCCTTCTCACAAAGGAGGCAGAGTTCAAGTATAATAGAATGAAGAAGATAAAGTGGGAATACTATACTGGTAAACTTGATGATGAACAACTAGGTCAATACGGTTGGGAACCATTTCCTTTTGTGTTGAAATCCGAGATTACTACATACTTTGAGAGTGATGAAGACTTAAACAAACTAACTGCACAAAAAGTTATGCATGAAGAAATTGTTGAAGTCTGTCAGAGCATACTTAAAGAATTGAATTCACGCACATTTCAGTTGCGTGACTTTATAGCATGGGAAAGATTCATACAAGGTGTTTGATATACAATTACTGAAGGTCAATGAGGCATACATTCGTGTTATTTGTGAACGCAATATAGCCCAAGAACTTTCAGATTATTTTACCTTCTATGTACCAGGTTATCAATTTACACCTGCATACAAGTCTCGTTATTGGGATGGTAAGATACGACTATTAGATTTACGGACCATGAACATATATCGTGGTCTTGTACCGTATATCGAAAAATTTTGTGAAGAAAGAAAGTATACGATTGATGTTGATGTTACATTAAAGGTAACTGAAAACTTCTCTGGTGTTGAAGCATCAGAACTCATAAAAAGTCTTAACTTGCCTTTTGAAGTAAGAGAGTATCAATCGAAATCTTTTCTTCATGCAATCAGGCACAAACGAATTCTACTGTTATCACCAACTGCATCAGGCAAATCTTTAATAATATACCTGATTCTTAGATATCTGCAACACGAACACAAAAAAGGTTTGTTGATTGTTCCAACCACATCATTGGTTGAGCAGATGTATAAAGACTTTAAAGACTATGGTTATGATTCAGATGAATACTGCCATCGTCAATACTCTGGTAAAGAGAAACACACAAACAAGTTTCTCACTATCACTACTTGGCAATCTATCTATAAAAACGATGCCGATTACTTCGCACAGTTTGATTTTGTTCTAGGTGACGAAGCACACCAATTCAAAGCAAAGTCACTTGCAACAATCATGTCTGGTTGTGTAAATGCTGGTTACAGAATTGGTTGCACAGGTACACTTGATGGTACTCAAACGCATAGGTTGGTACTTGAAGGTTTGTTTGGTCCAGTCTATCAGGCGACAACAACAAAAGAACTGATGGATAATGACCATCTTGCCAAATTCAAAATCAAATGTCTGATACTGAAATATCCAGAGACTGTATGTAAACAATCAAGAGATTGGACATACAACGATGAGATGGATTATATCGTCCTAAATAAAGCAAGGAACGAATTCATAAAGAACTTAGTTCTCTCACTTGAAGGTAACACACTTGTATTGTTTCAGTTTGTTGAGAAACACGGCAAAGAACTGTATGAACTAATCAATCAAAATGCCAAGAAGAGAAGAGTTTTCTTTGTATTTGGAGGCACAGATGTTGAAGTTAGAGAATCTGTTAGAGAGATTACTGAAAAAGAAAGTGACGCAATTATTGTTGCTTCTTATGGTACTTTCTCTACTGGCATTAACATTCGAAACTTACACAACATACTCTTTGCCTCTCCTTCGAAGTCTCGGATTAGGAATTTGCAGTCAATAGGTAGAGGTCTTAGAATTGGTGACAACAAGAAAGAAGCAACTCTAATTGATATAGCCGATGATATGAGAGTAGGCAAACATACCAATTATACCTTGAATCACTTCATCGAACGTGTTAGAATATACGATGATGAAAAATTTAACTACAAGTTTTACAACATAGAACTGAAAAATGGATAACATAAAAATTGTAAGACTACAGAGTGGTGATGACATTATCGCCAACTATATCGAAGATGAACAATCAGGATTAGTTCACCTTGAAAGACCTATGTCATTATTCTTTAAGAGACTATCGTCAGGCAAATCAATGATGATGATGAGCCCATGGTTACCACTAGAGTTAGTGAAAGAAAATTGTGCTGATTTGTATAGTCAAGATATTCTTACGGTAATTGAACCAAGGCAATCTTTGGTTGACTACTACACTACCGCAATGAATGAAGCACAACAACTTATTGAAGATGCCTCAGATGAGTTAGATGAGTCGATTCGTAGTGATGAGGAGTATGAAGATGATGACCTGGATCCTGCTGAGGTGTCTGAAATGATACAAGAACTTAAGGGTACTAGAACTGTTCATTGAAACGGAACACCGCCATTGTATCGACATCCGAAATTGTTGTCAAGCATTATTGTAGGCAGATGTGAAAATATACCTTGCTTGTGCAAGGTTACTATGTTAGAATGGAATCGTTATGAGTAAAAAACATTATGTAAACAACGCAGACTTTCTTACCGCACTTATAGACTATCGTTCTAGATGCGACACGGCTAAGAAAGAAGGCAAACAAGACCCCCGTATTCCTGATTATATCGGTGAATGCTTTCTCAAGATTGCAGAACACCTATCAAGGAAGCCAAACTTCATCGCCTATTCCTTTAGGGATGAAATGATATCTGACGGCATTGAAAACTGCCTGATGTATTTTCGTAACTTCGATCCAAACAAATCAAAGAACCCATTTGCATACTTTACGCAAATCATTTACTATGCCTTCCTTCGTAGGATTATGAAGGAGAAGAAACAACTGTATGTCAAGTATAAGGCAACACAACAGTTCGGTATTCTTGATGAGAATGAAGTATATGAAGATGAAAACGGCAACATAAAACAGTTTGAGTTATACGATAACATATCAGAGTTCATTGAAGCCTTTGAAGAGAATCGTGAGAAGAAAAAGAAAATCAAGATGAAAGGTCTTGAGAAATTTATCGAATCAACTGACATTGAAATACCTAAAGAACTATGAAAATTTGTATTCTAGGTGACACACACTTCGGTGCTCGAGGTGATTCATTAGACTTTCATGCATACTTCAAACGATTCTATGATGAGGTATTCTTTCCGTATTTGGTTGAAAATGATATCAAGGTAGTCTTCCAACTTGGTGACTTGTTTGATAGACGCAAGTTTATCAATTTCAATTCATTGTATCAGTCGAAAGAATACTTCTTTGACAAGTTGGTTGAACATAACATTACGATGTATGCATTGATTGGTAACCATGATATCGCATACAAGAATACACTTGAAGTTAATTCGCCCGAACTACTGCTGAAAGAATATAGTAACATCAACATCACAAAAAATTTTCAGACATACATGATAGATGATATTCCTATTGATTGTGTGCCTTGGTTGTGTGATGATAACGAACAAGAAATCTTTCAGAAGATGAAAGACAGTAAATCACAAATCTGTTTCGGTCACTTTGAGATTTCTGGCTTTGAAATGGATCGTGGTAATGTATGCAATGAAGGTATTGATAAGGCATCATTGAGCAAGTATGATGTAGTCCTATCAGGGCATTTTCACCACAAATCAACGAATGACAATATCACCTATGTTGGTACACCATATGAAATGACATGGGCTGATTATCAAGATGCAAAAGGGTTTCATATCTTTGACACCTCTACCCGTGAGATGGAGTTTGTTCGCAACCCATATGATATGTTTGTTAAGATATTCTATGATGATGCGAAACAAGACTTTGAATGGTGGAAAGGTTATGACTTTGTATCTCTGAAAAATACCTATGTCAAAGTAGTTGTCATCAACAAACAGAACCCATATCTGTTTGATAATATTATAGATAACCTATACAAAGTAGGTGTTTCTGATATAAGTATTGTTGAAGACTTTACTGATGCGGTACTTGAGAATGACCAAGAATTGATTGACCAGGCAGAAGATACAATGACAATACTTGGTAAGTATATTGATAACTTGACACTTAATGTAGATAATGATAAACTTAAGGCTCTGATGAGAGAAATTTATATTGAAGCCTTAACGACTGAGACTGAATGATAATATTCCGAAAAATTAAATGGAAGAACTTTCTTTCCACCGGTAATAATTTTACCGAAATAAAACTAGATAACGCACCTAACACTTTAGTTGTAGGCTCAAATGGCGCAGGCAAATCTACCTTGTTGGATGCTTTGTGCTTTGTGTTGTTTGGTAAACCGTTTCGTTCAATAAACAAACCGCAGTTGATGAACAGTATCAACAATAAAGATTGTATTGTTGAGATTGACTTTAATCTTGGTAACAAATCTTTTCGTATCGTTCGTGGTATCAAACCTAACGTGTTTGAAATTTACCAAGATGGTGTATTGGTAAACCAAGATGCTGCATCAAGAGACTATCAAGAGTACCTAGAAAAATCTATTCTTAAGTTGAACTACAAATCGTTCACACAGATAGTAA